CCTGTTTCACACTTCCGCTTCCGCTACCTCACTTCCGCTTCCGCTACCTCACTTCCGCTACGTCACTTCCGCATTAGTGCTGAATCAGCGCTCCGGGCGCCGCCTACTTCCCTCGCCACACCTACCTCGCCATCAAGAATCAGGCTCAGACACGTCAGCCTTTCAGTTCGTCCCGGACGTCGCCCAGGATGGATGCCTCCTGCTTCACCGCCGTGCTCCAGATCCCCACGCTGTTCTGTGAGTCTGTTCCTGTTCAGGTGGAATCTCCCGCCATACTACTAAGGTCTGTAGCTGATGATTACCCCGACTGGCCAGTAGCTGACTTACAGCAATATGCAGCTCATTTTGATTTAGCGGTAAATCTCGGCCACATTTTATACAGAGAGTTACTGGAGTCCTTTGCCATGCTGCTGCCGCTGTACTCAACACCAAAGCTATTTCTACAGCTTGAACCGAGCAACAGCGATGGGCGCGAATTTCATTATCACTTAGTCTGTGAACAAGGTGATATGAGTGGCAGAGAGTTTTCTACCTGGCTGAAACGGTGGCGCACTTTCATGGATAGATATATGGCTGGTGGCCACGTGTGGACTCTGTTGTGGAATATCAGGAAGACTAGGCAAGGGCGCCTTTATCAAGCAGATCTGTCATTTGTAGTGAGATATTTACTGCCAAAACTACCAGTGGAAAACTGTTGGTTTGCATGGAGTAACATCGAGCGGTTTCAAGCAAGTCTGTTGAGCGTGCCCAATAGAGTTCGGTGTCTGGGTGAGGGAGGAGCTATAGCTCTACCCTATCTGCCAAGCTCATCGGGCTCCGGCGACACAGAGGTTACCGCCGTTGCACCAAGTATGGCCGGTAAGAGCACGGATCGATTTCTTTGCCTTATTGACTGGTTAGTAGAGCAAGGCATCGCTACCGAGCGGCGATGGCTCACAGCTGATAAAAAAAGCTACAGATCCTTCTTAGGGTCAAGTGGCGGAGTCCTGCAAGCCAAGAATGCCCTAATGGTAGCTCGCAGGGAGATGGTACTCGCTCACCCTTTACTGGGATATCTTCAGCGGGGTGGCAAAACTGTTGAAGAAAACAATAAAGTAGTTGAGTTGTTCAAAATCAACGGTTATGATCCAGAAGATGCGGCCTGGTACTTCGCCGCGTGGGCGCAGGGAGCCTGGGCTAAACGCAGAGCCCTGTGGCTGTGGGGCCCGGCCAGCACAGGTAAAACCCTGTTAGCTGCGGCTATTGCTCACCTGAGTCCATCTTACGGCTGTGTGAACTGGACTAACCAAAATTTCCCTTTTAATGACTGCCACTGTCAGTCATTGGTGTGGTGGGAGGAAGGCCGTATGACTGAGAACATAGTAGAGGTAGCTAAGGCCATCTTAGGAGGTGCGCCTGTGCGTCTCGATGTAAAGAATAAAGGCAGTGAAGACTTCATTCCAACATGTGTGATCATAACCAGCAACGGCGACTTGACCGTTACGGTGGATGGTCCTGTAATCAGCACTGCCCACCAGGAGGCGCTGCAAACAAGAATAACTATGTTTCAGCTACAGCGACTTGTCCCCCTGGGATTGGCTCCCCTGCCCGAATCAGATTTGCATGACTTTTTCAAGTGGGGAGCTGATTTGCTGAAGAGCAAAGGCGTGCCCCCAGAGGCCTTTAGAGTGCCGCGGCGAGCGGATAGGCCACGTTTGAATGACGTGGCGAAGACTCCCCTAAGCATCCTGGCTTCTGCTGCGGAGTCTCGCGAGAGCTGGGATAGTGAAGATGATTGGTTCCCGCCATCGCAGAGCCACTCTGCTCCTCGCAGCGCGGGTGCGCTGGCTCCTCCAAATAGCCCGGCTACACCCAACACTCCAGACCCTACGATCTCGCAGCTGGTCTCGGCGCCGTTCCCATCTTCGGATACCGAGGACGAGGAATATCAAAGGTACCTCGAGGCGAGGGAAGCAGTGGATCTAGAGTTGTGGTGGGCTCGGGTGTTATTTGACTTGGATTGGGCCGGACGGCTTAACCTAGTGGGCCCTCGTGGACCGCGGCCCGTTGGCTTCTTCCACTATCACCTGTGGCTACAGGAACCGTGGAGGTATCACCGGCGGCTGGCACTGACTGAAGCCGCTCACCGTCGTCGCTTCCGAGATTGGTATAACTGGTGAGTCTTACGGATGTCACTATCTTCTTGCAGTGGGCGGCCTTCGGTTGCGAAAACGGACGTGGGACTGAACCCCGCGGAGTAACATTACGTTCTGTTAACAGGTAAGAATGTCGGCCACCGACTCTTTTCGACCGGGCGGGAAAATGCCATTGGATACCTTGATGCGGAAGCTCACCGTCAGCGCGGGAACCGAACCTAGCCGTTCTCGGTGGGGGTTACCGGGAGGGTATATCGCTGACTTGACTGTGGGCGTGCAGTATGAAAAGGCATTCACTGAACTAGCTCGCTATGCCCGAAGCCTGCCCCTACAGCTTTTTCCCGTTAAGCAGCTAGCAGAACAGCTTGTAAAAAAGAGAAGAGACTCTAGTGACATACATTTTGTTATGCGAGTGTACATGGATCTTGTGCGTCTCTTGATCATGGTGGCTCCGGAGGCTGTTGCAGACCGGTTAAGAAGAGCTACCGACGGTGTTAGAGAATTTTTTCAAGAGCCTTCGGCTCACCAGTATAGCAGAGCTCCCCGCTTACCTGTGCTATATGACCTGTATAGATCTGCTCATGAGGGTAAAGTGCCTTCTAAAGAAGAGATTGATGCATTTTTCAATGGTATGTTGACGCCGTTTGATTCCGACCAGCGACCGGTGGTCGAGCAGATTCACCAGCAGTTCTTAGACATCTTTCACCCCCCACCAGTGCATGGCCATGGCGGAGGTGTCGACACTAGCGACAGTGGTACAGGAACTACTCCCATTGGTGAACCAGACCTTGAACGACCTCCCGAAGGGCGATTTCTGGTCCCCGGTTACAATTATGTTGGTCCTGGTAATCCTCTGGATAATGGTCCCGCTAAGGGACCAGTGGACGAGGCAGCGAAACATCATGACGAACGGTACGATGAAATGTTATCACATGGGGATGTCCCATATATACACGGACACGGGGCTGACAGACTAATGAATAGGGAGATAGAGCAAGCGGAGGCTGAGGGGCGTTTAACTGACCCAGTCGACCGGGTTTTGGGAAATGTCATTCGAGGGCTATGGCAGGCAAAGGAAACCCTGGGCGATGTTGCTGATGTTCAAATTTCACAGGTTTTACCCCCCGCCCCGCCTGGGGAGCGGCCCGATCAGGACTCTTCCGACGGACCGCCCAGTCCCAAGCGGGCGAGGACTGGTATCCCTGACGAGGCTGTTCCTCCGATTACTGAACCTGCTCAGACTCTCCCGCATACTGATCCCCCGCCTACTGCAACCATGGCATCCAATCCCGCTGGAGGAGCTGGTGGTGGAGTAAAGGTTAAAGCTCAATGGATTGGTGGCACTTCCTTCAGCGACTCTGTGATTCTCACTGCACACACTCGGACGTCTATGTTAGCTGATCGCGGAGGGTATGTTCCAGTGTATCAAAAAGGCAGCCACACAGATGAGTCTCAACCTGTATTGGGCATGAAAACCCCTTATAGCTACATTGATGTTAATGCCATTTCTGCCCACCTCACACCCCGAGATTTTCAACAGTTGTTGGACGAGTACGATGAGATACGCCCCAAAAAACTTGTCATAGGCATCTCAGCTATAGTGATTAAAGATGTTGCCACCAATACCACTGGTACTACTGTCTCAGACAGTGCCAGTGGCGGCATTACAATTTTCGCTGATGATGCTTATGAGTACCCTTATGTATTAGGGCATAACCAGGACACCCTGCCCGGCCACCTACCGGGAGAGAATTATGTGCTCCCCCAATATGGCTATCTCACGAGGGGAAGAGAGATTGAAAAGTTAAATGATATCATAGGGATAGCTGATCATAAGACAGAACTATACTTTTTGGAGCACCATGATGCGCAGTGTCTAGGGTCCGGGGACACATGGAGCCACGTGTATGATTTCCCCGCGGACCTCCCGTTTAGGCGGCTGAGCACTCCGAACCAAACACTGTATGGCCGCCACAATCCCATTCCAGATTCGAGATTAGCTATCATGACTGGTGTCGATCAGGACGGCAAAGCGGTATGGAAGCGTCCGAAGGGAACAGATGTAGGTCGCTTGCCTTTGAACCATGTTCCTGGCCCATCTCTAATGATGCCCACTGATACTCAGTTACGGAACATCACCTTTAGAACACCCGTAGCTATAGGGAATCCTCAGACTAGTGACCGTTTCTCCATTACTCCGCTGGTTCATCAGCCATGGTCAGTGAGAACAGAAAATACAGATAATGGGAATTATACCGTTCACAACTACTTAGGAGGGGTGGCTTACACTCGGCGACTGCATGAGGAGTCATATGCAGGACACCAGGAAGAGAGAGACGGAACCGTCGTGAACCCGTCTCGTGTCGTTCAGACAGACACTGATTTGGCAGCCCCCCATGTGGGTCACACTTTCTTTGTGCCTGGCCATCTGCGGATTGCAGGGGAAGCTCAAAATACCGTTTACAGTGCTAAGATGTATCAGGAGCCTGTGTTTCCTTTGTTTCCTGGAGCAGTGTGGAATCCAAACCCCTTGTCTTATGATTGTCAGATATGGACTAAAATCCCTGATACTGAGTGTCACTTCTTCGCGCAGTATCCTTTGTTAGGTGGTTGGGGAGTAGCTAAACCTCCACCGATGATATTTCTTAAGTTGAGAAGTCAGCCGGGCCCTCCCCCAGGGGGCGCACATACAGTACCACAGAGTAATTTAAATCAGTATGCAATCTTTCACCTGCATTACAGTATGGAGTTTGAGGTTAAGCGCAGGAAGCGTTCTAGAAGACACAATCCAGAGAAGCCTGCCCCATTCCCTACCACAGCTAGTGGGAGGATGCCTTTTGCTTTAGCTAATGATGAGACGAATGTGGATCTCGGTGTTTATGAAGTACCTGAAGATCAATGGCTTGCCCAAAACTTTTCCCATAAACTGTAATGGCGCTTAATAAAAAGCATGCATAAAATATATGTGTGTCTGAGCCTGATTCTTGATGGCGAGGTAGGTGTGGCGAGGGAAGTAGGCGGCGCCCGGAGCGCTGATTCAGCACTAATGCGGAAGTGACGTAGCGGAAGTGAGGTAGCGGAAGCGGAAGTGAGGTAGCGGAAGCGGAAGTGTGA